CCTTCTCCGAACTCGTGGAGGTTGCCTTCGGTGCGTTCGAGTGATGACGCGGCAAAGGCCGCGCGGGTGGCGAAGGTAGACATAGCATGGTTCCTTTCAGATGGTGGCACCCCTAAACCCCGCACGAGGGCGGGGCAGGAAGGGGTAGTAGGGGCCGCTTATGCGACCGCCCCTTTCACAGCCTTGCCGCCCTTGATGGTGTAGCTGACCGTGCGGCCCAGCCTGTTCACGAGGGTGAAGTGGCCAAGGTTCAGATTGCGGGCCTTGCTGACCGCCAGTTCCAGCGCCTCGGGGCGAGTGCGGGCGATGGTGCCGGTGAACACCGCGCCTTCAACGGCTACCAGCCATTCTTTGTTCTGGTGACGCACATTGATGATGGGGGCCGGGAACGCGGGCTTGGGGGCGGCGGGCAGAGCGGGGGCAGTGGAGCCGCCCATGATCAGGCCCTTGTGCGTCATGCGGTTAAGAACCGAGCGGATGGCGGCGGCGGTCTTGCCGGTCTCGGCCACCATGCCCGCCACGGTGGCGGTGCCTTCGGCCAGCAGGCCAAGGATCAGGGCTTCATTCTGGGTCGGTGCGGGGGTGTTGTTCAGGGTGGTCATTGTCAGTCTCCAAGGTTTGTCGCGGGTCGGTGTGTCCCGCTGGTGTAACTATAGATAACCGCCCCGATTGCGTTCGTCAACCACTTATTTCATCGTCGGATCATTTCTTTATCTGGCATGGTGCGCCCGGACTACCTGCACCTTCATGTCATAGGAATAGGGTGGGATTAACGGCATGGTTTTTCCTTTATGAAAAAAGGGGGCAGGCCGTTAAGCCCACCCCCTTCATTGCCCTTGGGAGGAACAAGTCCGCCCTCCCCACAGGACGGACCCGATCAGGTGTTGATGCCGCCGATGTTGTTGTAGACGACAGCGGCTTCCGGCTCCTCGACCACCACGGCGACACGGGCGGACAGCACCATCTTGTATACGCGGGCGCTGATGTCCTTGTCGTATTCCAGAGTGATCTGGCGCTGAATGCCCATGACGAGGTTCAGCGGGTTGGTCAGGATGCCGTGGTCGTTAGGCATCAGGTGGACCGGCTGGACAGGGACGCCGAAACCGAACACGGGGTTGAAGCCCGTGATGGTGTTGTCGCCCAGCCCGGTGGAACGTGCCGCCAGCGTATCGCGGTATTCGATTTCGTTGTCCACGGACAGGAAGTTCCGCATGGACGCACGGTCACGGTGATACTGCGGGGGCAGCGATTGCAGGCCCGACTTGAACATGGACCGCGCCACGGTGCCGCCAAGGACGTTCACCACGTTGCCGTTCGATGTCAGGTCGCTGATATAGCCATCTTCAAGTGCCAGATAGTCGTCGGTGGAGGCGCTGTCACCTTGGATCGACAGTTCCTCAAGGTCGCGGGATGCGGCCTCGACCATCAGGGTCTGGATGGTATCAACGAACCCGCCGGATGCCGGAGCGCCCGCGCCGCCGGAGCCATCGGAGTTCAGGCCGATGTTGCCGCGCTCGATGTTGTCCTCAATCACGTCATAGGGCAGGCGGACTTCGGCCACGACCTCGTCGGTGTTCAGTTGGACTTGGCTGGTGGTCGGCTTGGAGCGGTCGGTCGAACCGAGCGCCGTTGCCGATGTCCCGGCCCGGAGGATACGGGTGCCAAACTGTATTTTGTTGATGTTCCGCTGGGGAGCATTCATTTCCACCATGCGGATCACGGCCATCATCGTCGGTTGCAAGATCAGCTTGCGGATGAAGGCGTTCCCCTGCTCGGCGGTCAGGAGGCCCCCGTTGGAGGTCAGATCGCTCAGTGCGATGTCTGCCTTGCGGAGAAGTTCACGGTTATTCATGGGATTGGCCCTTTCCTTGTGTTGCGGCCTGTAGGGTTGGGCCTCAGCCCCGTTTCGTGTAGGCGGTGTCCATGAGCGGCGGAGCGCCACCCCCGGTCGCCGGTGCTTCACCTTTGCTGATCTGAACCACGTTGTCGTCGTCAGCATCGGGAGTGGTCGCCACCTGACCACCGACAGCCTTGGTCAGTCTCCCGACCGTGGCATCCTGCGCATCCAGCCGGTCAGCCAGAGGCTTCATGGCGGTTGCAATCTGAGTTCCGAGGCTCTTGGTCACGGCGTCGATCACAGCGGATGCGATTTCCTCGGTCGAAGCGCCTTTCGTCTCAGGCGTCCCGGCGGGGAGTTCTTCCAGATTGTCGGGCTTGGCCGGGGCCGCGTCAGCCGCCGGAGCGGGGTCAGCAGCCGGGGCGGCGTCCTTGGGTGCCTCAGCCGCCGGAGAAGGTGCGTCAGTGGCCTTCGGTGCTTCCGGGGTGGCAGGGGCAGGCGCGGCGTCCTTGGCCTTGTCCTCGTCGCTGTCCTTCATGTCCGCCGAAGGGTTGGGGGCCTCGCCGCCGAACACGGCGTCATGGACCTCAGCAGAGAAACCCTCGGGGGTGAAGTGCAGCGCCGTGGTGCCTTGGGGCGTCGCAGCCGCCAGCGCCTTCTCGAACTTGAACGCCTTCTCGGGCAGCGCGCCGATCAGGTCGCCCATGTATTTCTTGAAGCCGTCCACCGCAGAGTCCACAGCCTTGCCGAAGGCTTCCGGGGAGTTGGTTTCCTCAGCCATGGCGATGTTGAAGATCGTGGTGTGCAGCACGTCCATGCCGACCATCATGCCGGGCACGAAACCCTCGGCCTTGAGCGTGTCGTCAAAGTCCGTGGAGGTAGCGTCATAGAGCGACAGTTCCTTTTGCAAGTTGGCGACGGTGTAGGCAACGCCCGCGCGCTTGCCAAGGTGGACCACCTGCTCGTCGGCGGATGCCTTGGTGTCGCTGTTGCGGACAACGAACAGACCCGCGTGTTCGGTCACGTCCGCCTTGGTGCCTTCGAGCAGCATCTTGGCCACCGCCTCGGCCTTGGGCCGGGTGTCAGCAATCACGGAAGTGACAGCCGGTGCACGCGAGCCAAACATTTTCAAAAGAGTGTGGTTCATGGGAAATTCGCCTTTCTTGGTTTCGGTCCCGTCACGCTTTACGAACTTGAAGGGGGTGCGGTTTGCAGGGCGGTCCACGAGCGAGACGTGAGAAACGTCCACGTCCACCAGACGGCGGACCTTCTTTTTCTTATCTTTCTCGTGATGGGCCATTGGAGCCTTCCGTCATTCGATGCGTTTGATGTAGCGCAAGTGACAGAGGCTTCCTTCCTCGTCGGGATGCGCAGATGATAGTGAACGTGCGTTCACGGGTCAAGGCGATTATTCCTCGACAACGTAGCCCATGCCCTCGAAGGAGAAGCCGGTGATTTCGCCGTCTTTGATTTGCCGCCAAACTTCATCGTTTTCTACCTTGACTACGCCCACCCACGCGCCCGGCGCATAGTCCGGGTCACCAGCCCGCGCGATGAAACTCTCGGCCATGTAGCAGCCGTAGTCCGTCTCGTTGTCGTGGTTCAGGTCTATGGAGGTTGTGCGCCGGTTCTTCATGAAGCCATGGGCCATCTTCTCGATTTCCACGGCGGTCATGCTGTGCCCGTGCGCGTCCTCTACATCGGGGAGGTAGACTTCCGCGTATACCAGCCGCTTGTCCATATCGAACTTGCGGAACATGGCCCGGTCCTCGGCGTCCTCTTGCTTGCGGATTTCATCCAGCACCCCGGCCAAGGCCGATTGCAGGGTTTCGAGTTGGGTTGCCAGATCAGCCATGGGTGCCTCCATCTTTGGGGCACGATACCTTCCCGCGAGTTCACTGACAAGAGCGCACAAAAAAGGGGGCATATTGCCCCCCGCTATTCCATGGTTTTCGTGAACCTACGTTCACACGCCCCGGCGCTTGCGCATGACCTCTGCATCCATTGCCCTGAACCGGGCGTCGGCTTCCAGATCAGCGGGCGGCTTTTCCGCCTGAGTGCGCTTGCACACAGAGCAGGTTTCCCCCTCCGGGCGCGGGGTCATTGCGCACAGAGCGCAGGTAAGAGAGCCGGTCATTCACACGCCCCAATCAGGATGCCCCGGCCACACATGGAACTTGGTATGTTCGGCCTCGTTCATAAACCCCCAGATGAAACATGAAGGGTCGTCCCATTCCTCTTGCCACAGATACCGGCATTTGCAGATCATACCCCTCACGGCCAGAACTTGGAACGTGACAGGTGATTGCCCCGGTGGCTCATAGACACCACTGTCACCGACCGTAGGGGGCGTCATACCCTTGGCGGCAGCGGTGGTGAGGTCTTGAAGGTTCATGCGGTCCCGCTCCTGACGGGCCTTTGATATGCGCTCCATACCCTCAAGGGTTTTGACAGCGTTCTTCATTGCGACGTGTCCTTTCTTTGCGTGCCCAGACGCGGGCGTTCTCATAGGCGGCGGATACCTTCCACCGATGGCAGTCCCGGAATTCTGGCCGGTAGTCGAACAGGAGGTCGAAGCCCCCGGCGATGTTGAACAGGGCAGACAGCGCGTCTTTGTTCTCAGCGATGATCGGCGCGATGAAGTGTTCCGCCGTGGACCAGTGCGCCCCTTTCAAAGTGACCCGGAAGACCACGATGTAGAGGGACGCGGGGCGCTCCACAGGTGGCTTGGCGCGGCGCAGTTGCGCGTTGCGGGTCCGCGTGGGGGTCGATGCCCGGACGAACACGGTATGCCCCTCCCAGCCGTCTATGACCGTCCCTGTCACGGGCTTCTCTCAAGGGTCGCATACAGGGCGCGGCGTGCCGGTCGGGCCATGACTTGGTTTTGCAGAGCGTGGAGGTGCCACATAAACTCTACTTGATCATTCTGGTGTTCCACGGGCAGTGCCAGAAAAGCGTTCCACGCCTCCCCAAGAGCCTGCACAAGTTGTTTTTCAGCTTCGGTCATGTTCTTAGTCCTTCGATGCGTTGCACGGGCAGGTAGCCCCTCCCCTGATCGCGCACGTGGCCCCCAGAGTGCAGGAGCGGCTTGTCTATGCGGTTCATTCGGATTGCGCGGGCAATGGG